TGTAGTTCCTCCGCTCGACCATATACCACTTGAAACTGTCGTAACTCTGTTCGCCACTATATCTTCGGCTGTATCAAAGAGTTGAAATACTCCTGATGCTTCTCCTATTGGCATTTTATGTTCTCCTATTTATATTAAATATTGTTTTCATTAAAAATTTGTATTTACGGAAACTCTTCATCTAAATCATCGGGGTATTTATCGTCACCGTTTCCGTTTCCGTTACCAGAACTTTCTTCATATACTACTAAATCTGTAGTAGCAGTATCAGATAAATCATCTGGAGTTGTTACAGTTAATTCTACTGTATAAGTACCTGGAGTTTGATAAGTATGTATCGGATTTAAATTTTCCGAATTGGTACCATCTCCAAATTTCCAACTATGTGATAATGCTCCCCCTATAGAAGCATTCGTAAATTTCACCCTGGCTGGTGCCGTTAATGAATAAGTTTCCGCCATTCCTAATTCCCAGGTTTCCAGGTAAATCCAGCAGTTGGATATTCTGATGTAGGATCATCACGTTCCACAGGTGGCGGTGGTGACGGTGCCGTTATGGTACCATCTACATTAAATAAATATCCATTTAAAATACGTTTTGGTTGCCCTGCCTTAATACTAATTATAGTTGAAAATTGCTTTCCAGATTTTTCTCCTTTACCTGAAATAGTTACTTTTTTATCTGGAAATGTTCCTGTAGTTTTACCTACAACTGATTTAGCTACCAATATAAATTTTTTGCCTGTTATTGTCTTAAATGGCATTTATTAATCTCCTATCTTATCCAATCTCTTCTACGGTTATTATTTCACCTTCTTTAAATACATCAATGAAAACATCGTCTGGTAAAGTTAAAGTATATTCTTCTTCTTCCCCATAATTTTCTGTTACTGGTGAAATAACAAAATAATCGAAAGCTCCTACTGTTTCAGTAGCTGTAGGTACTCCAGTTATAAGAATAGTATCTACTGTATCTGCTAGTGTATCTTTTAACGGAAATTTCATTGCTCCATCTTTTCCATCCTCTGATACTGCTACGCTTCTAGTCATAACTTCCAATAAAGGCATATTCAAAATAGCATTATCATAATAATCAGGTCCACTAGTATGTGTAACATCAAAAAGATTATAATCTATACCGTCATCTGCTAAAGCAAATTTGCTTATATTAAGATCACCACTAGTTGCTAACTGCTGTCTACCCAATTCTGTCAAAACTGCGTCTACAAATACAGTTACACTTTTATCCAAAAATGCCATTAGTCATTTGCCTTATAATTAATTCTAATTGTCAAAGCTGCAGTTGCGCCTGACATTAATCCAGTAACTATACACGTTGTCTTTGAAAGATCTTGTGTACTTGTAATTCTTTTGGCTTTAATTTTCATAGTATTATTACCTGCTGGCGCTATTAATGTCTGTGAAGCTCTAAATCTTAAAGATTGTTCAGTTGGTTGTGCAAATCTACCCGCAGTTGTTGGATTATCATCTAAATATAAATAAGCTATATTTGTATTAAGTAATGTATAAGAATATCCTTCTGGAGCAGAGTTTGAATGTAAATTAACTGTAGTACATTGTAAAGAATCCTCATCTCCAACATTACTAACATTTTTCCAACTTAAATCTAATATTCCACTATTAGAATTTACTTTATTATTAAAAGAACCTCCAATAGTAGCCATCTTCATTCCAGCACTTTTATCTAAATGATCTGTACTTCTTAAAAGTTTATATCGCATTACACTAGTTTCATTTGGAACTGGTTCTAATAATGGTAAATTTTCTATAACTGTTCCATAATAATCTGAGCCAGATGGATGTGCGGTATCCCATAATGTATAATCTATTTCATCATCTGCTAATGCGAAATGAGATACATTAAAAGCTCCTTGAGCTAGCTTTTCTCTACCTTTATTGGTAAGAATAGCCTTCAATACCTGAGTTGTTTTATTTAAATACGCCATTTTTCAATTCCTTCGATTTGTAATATATGATCACAGACAACCTTTGTTATCTATAAATATATATAAATTAAGTTTATTAATCATTTTCGTTTCCAGTATCAAATTCTGTTCTTAACTGTACACTTTCACGTGCATCACCTACTAATGCATATGGATTTGTTAATATATAGGTAACTGGAGTATAATCTTTCTTACCATTTACATCCAATGAAGATAATGCAGTAGTAACAGTATTTTTACTACCTTCAAAATTAATTCTACGTAATCCTGTTGAATGTTCAGTTATTTTTTCAAAACTAGAAGTTACAAAAGAAACAGAAGCCGCTGTTCCCTGTACAAAATTTTCCTTACTACTATAAATATACATTGGTTTTTTATTAAATTTGGAAGATCTTTGATTATTTATCGTGGTAATTGCTTCCGTAAAAACAGTCGTTGGTCCTCCCGAATAAATACTAGCAGTTGTATAATTTCTTCCATAATGTCCTAAAGTATCTACTCTATTTAAATCTCTTATTGATGGTTTAGAAAAAATATCTCCACTAATAGTTGATTCATAATATTGATTATCTGAATAAAATTCATATGTAGAATCTTCATCCACTTCTCTATCAACTCGTGTTACATTTTGAGTGACTTCAAAATAATTATTTACAGCACTTGATGAAACAAAACCACCATCTTCTTCTTTTAATTTAACAGTATCTTCAAAAATTGGATTTTCAAATGTTGGATGGTTTATAGGTTGTTTATTTCTTTCTAATATATTATTCTCTAATAATACTCCAACTACTGCTTTACTTCTTGCTGGTAACAAGGATTCCAATTGAGTAAATAATGAATGATCATAATAGTTTAATAATCTTAAATAATCCCAAAAATTATTAGCACCAGTATATTTCTTAAAATATTCTAATTTTACAATATCTAAATCTCTATATTGAGATTCTTCGTCATCTCTTGGATCTCCAAGATACTGATCAAAATTAAAATCTGATAATTGATCCATTATATCTTGATTTATAACATCTGCAGGTGAAAAATATACTCCTACTCGACTTAAATCTAATGGGGCTCTATCGTAAGATGAAATTTCAACTCTATTTGTAGGGCTTAAATTTATATTTTCACCTATTCGATCTAGATAATGTGCTTTTTCAATTCTTATTTTATTTGCATTTCTTCTAATCCCACCTAATTTTGGTAGTGGAAATTTTGTTCTATCAACAACATTAGAATAACTTGTTTCATCTGCAAATCCAGTAGCTATTCCAGCAATCGGTGAAGATTGATCCGTTGAAGTATCTCTAACAGTTGTATCACTATTATGATTCTTAGATTCATTAAAACTATATCGTAACGCAATATCCTGAAATGAAGCACTTACACTATTTCCCGCATAAGATTGTGGATTTTCTACATGCTGATCAAAGTATTTTTCGTCTAATCTAGATTTCCATATTCTAAATTCCATCATAGAACCACTAAATTGTCCACCAAAATCATTTGTAGTATATCCACCTATATAAAGTGAACCAGTATTATTATATGCAGTATTATATGATGCTGATGCCACATTCTGATCACCTGGTATATCCAATCTGGTATTACCAGTATATTGAATTACATCTCTGCCCGCATCATATTGTTTAGCAACTAAATTATAAACAACATTATTAGCTCCAGCAACAACTTCGTTTCGCTCATCAAAGATTCTTGTAAGTTTTCCACCGTCTAAAAATATAGTTCGGTTAGATAACCCAGAATTGGTGCGAAAGAATAATTTTAGTCCTACATGAGCTGTAGCTTTTTTTCTAACTCCAATCCTGAAAGTATGTAATTTCCATTTCTTAGTAACAACGGTTCCGTACGTCCTAGATGATATATGTGATCCATCTGATGACAACTCTGATAACGAGAATTGTAGCTGACCTCCGTTTACATTTCCTGTTTTAGCATATACTGAAAATTCATATTCTTCTCCCATAGATGCAGTTACAAATCTAGCATCTCCGTATGCATCAATTTTTCCATTATCATTAATAGACGGCCGTGAAAATGTACCAAATGATCCATCTCCAGACTTCGTACCAGTTTGTGTAACCTTAATAGCATACTTTCCAGTATAAACTTCTGTGCTTCCACTCACTATTTCAGCAGTTCCGGCAACCCAATCTTTAAAAGGTCGTTGTAATGACCCAGTTTCAAATAAATTAGTTACATCATCCTCTCCCCTCAATAACTCATCCGTAACTGTTTCTTTTGCCAACATTACAGACCAAAAATCACCATTATAAAATGGTAATGGTTCAGTTGATGCAGTAACATATCCAGCAGACCCACTTAATGAAAATGATAATCTACCAATATTATCTGCAGAACCATTATCTTTTAAATGAATTCCAAATTGGTCACCAGTAGCTCCATTACCACCCTGAACTAATGTCTGATCAGAACTTGATGCTGCTTTAAATCTAAACTCCATAGAATTTGCTGTTTGTGCATTACCCAATCCTAAAGAATGTGACCAAGAACCAGAAACATATTGAGATGCTTTAAAATCTAAAGCTTTTGTAAATTTCCTACTTGTTTCATATATAGGTTCTACTTCTGTAATAGTTGGTCCACCATATTCTCTAACTCTCAATATAGTAGATGGAATACCATAACAATTTATTAATCCTTTCAACGATTCAATAGTGCCACGCGATTTTAAAAACAAAGGCATATTAGCTATAATTCTTTTCCAGACTTCTCGTGAAATATCCTGTAATGAAGAGCTAGCATAAAGAGTTGTAGCAGAATTAGTTTTATCTACTGATTTACCAAAAAAGAACTTATCTAATTTAGCTAAATCATATCCGTCTTGTAGATTCCAACCAAACCCTTTTGCTACACTATAAATGAGTTGTTTAGATAATCCTTTATCTAATTGTTCATCAATTTCATAAATTTGACCAAATCTATCAATATAATTTTTTATATTATCAAAATGATGCCCAGTCATATCTACAAATTTTGTAAAAGCAGTATTATCTGTATCATCTCTAATATGCTCTGGTAAATGATATAATAACCTATCTCTATTTTCATGATCAAAATCTGATGCACTTATTATTTGATTATTATACCATGTTACTGCATCTGAAGAAGTTATTTCAGATAAAATATACGGTTTAGTAGTATTTTTCTTAGGCCATGATGCATCATATAATAAATCAACACTAGCTGATGAATATTGAGAACTACTACCAGATTTAAATGAAGAACTTTCAAAATACAAATATCGTTCATATCCATCAAAACTATTTATAACTTCACTATTAGCAGTTTCCCATTTTCTAGCATCAGTTCCCGCACTTGCTATTGCGGTATTTGGGTCATTTCCCAAATATCCTGTATCATAATATGTGCCTGCAATTGATTGACTGTAAGCGTTATGTAATTCTATCTTTCCTAATTTAGTTTTAAAATTTTCCAATCGCTTTTCTGCAGAACCAAATTTCATAAACTTATCATAATTTGAATAATCCATATTTAAACGCACTTGATTCACAGACCCACTTACAATATCTCTTTCTATGTCCTGTGCTAATGAGCTACTCTTAAATAATAAATCATCCCAATTTTGATATTCAGTTGATCTATTTCTAACTATTGGCTCACCAACAGAAGTTCCTGACGGTAATCTCAATATAGTATCAGGTATTATTGGTTGTGTAAAATCATTTAAATTTAAATCAAATTCTCTATGTGATGCTACTTCCCTAGTAAAATATATATCATCACCCAACTGCACATTATTTGATAACGGATTATATAATTTTAAAACCATTGTGTCGTCTAAATCTAATTTATTTATAATAAGATGTAATGTGGATTGTCCTACAACGGCATAATACGTTAAATCCATCATCTGCTTTGCCCCAATATAAAAATTAATTTCCTTTATATCAGTATTTATAGATTCATAAGTAATACCAATTACTTCGGCTGCTTCTTCAATTGTCTGCGCTAATCTCCTCGTACCATCCCACTCTCCCTCATAGTCATGTTTAATATTAAAACAACTTACCTTATCACCCTCTCGATCATAACCAATAAGCTTAGCTCTATATGGCGCGTAATCAGTTACCATAACTCGCTCTTTATTTTCAACTTCTCTAAAATATTTTGCTGATGTTGGATTAGGATCGATGTACATATAGTCAGCTAATAATTTATCTATACAATCTTCTCTCTCCGTAAGAAATTCAGCCATTAATATTTGCAACTCCCCATACTTTTCAATAGAAGTTCCCGAAGGAGATTTTTCTACAAAATAAATTAATAATTGCGAATTTGTTGGTAATTTTCCGCCCCATACTGGATGATGAAATAATCCGTTAGCATTACTATTAAACCAATCTTCAAAGGGTTTAGAAAACCTAATTCCTTTTAAATATGAATCTTCACCACCTTCACCCGTCCAGCCTTCATCATCACCATAATCTGTAGATGTAGTAGTAGGTTGAACAATATCAGATTGAGTAAATACAATTAAATCATCTGTTGATGGTATACTGGGTATTAGTGAAGATGCAAGAGTTTCTTTTGAATTTTCATGAAACGTCTCTAGATTAGAAGCTACATCTAATGGCATACCTGTAATCAAATTTCCTGGATATAGTATTGCTCCCTCATCCGTTATTTCTAACCCCTCTGAATTTGGTAGCCATGATCCAGGTGAGGACGAGTCTCCACTCCAATCTATAACATATACCCACTGCCCCATTGAGGACTCTTGAGATTGTTGAGCGGAAGGTACATGAACTGGTTTAGGTTCCATATATACTTCTCTAGTAACCGTTATATTTTCTTCTTCCCTAGTAGATACTTTAAAAGCTTTGGGAATTTCTACTGTTATATCAGAAAAAGTTTCAACGTTGGGTGAATTGCCAAATGAAACAATGGGGTCTCCTGCTGCCATACTAGATGCATCCCATGCCTGTAATTTATTAGTATCTACTATCTGATAACTAATATCATCAGACTTATAAGATAATTTATCTTCGTGTCCAGTTTTAAAGTCATCAAATTGACTTTGGTAAAATGTATTCCCAGTCAAACCATTTTTTAATTTAACTTCAATTTCATCTCTTGCTGGTGAAATATTAGAAATTTCATAAGTAAATCGTTTAGAAAAAACTCTAAACTCTTCTATATCTTCGTTTGATGAAATTACATCGGCCCAAAAAGCTTCATCTGGATCTCCTTTAGGAGAAACAGTATTTTTATACATTTTGCCATTATTTGTTACAACTGTATCTCTATAAAAATTTCGTTCTCTATCTATTAATACTGTTTGATGTGAACCTGCTTCACAACGTAAAAAACTATATTGTAGTGTAATGTTACCACTTAATATTCCCATCGAATTTACTGCATCAGCTAAATTAATTTTATGGTTTTCTTCTAAAGCCGTATCAAGTGATATAATATTACTACCTGCAGCAATACCTGAATCAGTATAAACAGCAGTCATTAAAATAAAATCTCTAGGACCTATAGGACTTTGCATCGTACCTAACGGAGAATAAGTTACATTGCCGTACCTATCCTGATTATACCTTATCTTACTTTTTATATTACTTGGAATTAAATAACTCATTTATTCACCATTATGTATCTGTGCTACTTGAATCTTGATCATCAGTATCATCATAGTTTGTAGTATTACCGCCGCCTCCACCACTAGAAGAAGTACTACTAGTGGATCCAGTATCTCCGCTTGTTGTATCTGATGTGGTATCAGCAATACTTGTATATTCACTAGTACCTGATGTTAAATAATCTACCTCTTTAAATCTATTATCTATAACTTTTACCGCAGAGTGAGGAACAAATCTGTCTCTCCCCTGACTGATAGTTTCAACAAAATTAACTGTAAGTTCTACATCATATCCTGTAGCCATAGTACTGCCTGGATAAGCTACTTGTCGGCTAATAAAATTTATACTTTGTTGAAGATTTCCACTTTGAATGTCCTGATATAAATTATATACCCGTCTTCCATTTACGTCTGTCCTAGGTGCCATATTTAAAGCTTGTCCTGGTGTGATTTTTCCAAGTTCCTTTTCCCATCCATAGTCCACTCGGTCATATCTGTCTGCCTTGCCCCCCCTAGATGCGGGGTTTTTTACCCATTCAGTTAAATATACATCTCTATCCGCAAGATATTGAACTGCATTTTTTTCTCTTAACCTTCTAACAAATGCTAAATGCTTTATTTCTTCCTTACTATAAGGCATTATCTACTCACTTTGAATTTAAAATCACCACCATAATAATTTACTGTTTGACTTACACCACTTCCACTTACAACTTTATATTCTATTTGATAAAATCTTTCAGCCTGTAATCCATTTAACCAAAGATTAAAATAATTACCCGAGCTATCACTTGATAAATAAGAACCAGACCCATAAGGTACCATTACATCTTCGGTCAATGCATCTTTTATTTGATAATAACAAGAAGCACTTGGTAAATATTTAACAGTTACACTATCAGAAACGGTAGTTGAAGAATATGTTTTAGTAGGATATCTTTCTCTACCTACAAGTCTAAATTTTACTTTTGAATTTTCTTTATAATCAGGTCTTAATCCTTTCATATAAACTACTAAATCTTCTAAATCTGCAGTAACTAATGGATTTAAAGAACCAGTTGCCCACGCAGAATCGTTCCAAACTACTTCTAATTTTGGTTGATAGACTGTATCTGTTTCTCTACTAAAAAATGCAAAATGACCATATTTTGTAGTA